ATTTTACATCAGAAAGATTAATTAATCCCTCTTTATATGCCTTTGAAAGCTTTTTAAAACGCCTTATGGCGCGAATAAGACTACTCTTTTGTAGATGATAAGCGGTTCCATAACCCTTGATTTTTAGCACTGGAAAAATAAGGCTGTCAAGCTATTTAGATACAACAAAATTCATCAAAGCTTTTTTGATGGCATTCAATGCGTAGTCATTCATCTTTAGATATGGCCGAGGAGGAATGTGAATAGAATATGCACCTGTTTTCATTCCAAAATCAGCCTTGCTGCTCTTGGCGAATAATGTTTTTCCGGCATACTTGCCCTTTTTATACTTTTTGAAATGAAGGACTTGCCCTGATTGCTGTATATCTCCTCCAAATTGATGAATAGCCGCATATACCTTATTGGTGCCGACACGCGCGCTTTTACTGTCATATTTGTTTGTGATTGATGCGGATAGCTGTCCTCGTACCCGGAGTATTTTTCCAGGCCAGTATCCTTTCTTTTCTCTTTGTCTGATTGTGGCAGGTTTGAGTTTTTGCCATCCGGGCCCTTCCTTTTCAAAGTTTTCCCTCACTGCATCGAGCATGATCCCAGAAATTATTTTCATGGCAGGAGACATATTCTGGCCCCGCCTTACAAGCTCGTTGAAGAGCTTTGTCACCTCTTTGTCGTTAATCTTGATTTCAATCATATTGACAGTTCCTGTTTATGTGCTATAATCTCAATATTATACACTGTGGGAGGCAAGTTCACCTTATCTGGGGACGCAAACGAACCCGGGTTGCCGGGTAGGATGCTCTTACAGTGTGTTTTATTTTGTATAGAGCAAATTTCCATTTCTATACTCATCAAGATAATCTAATTTTCTGGGCCTGAATGCCGTTGTTCCCTGCCATACATCATCTATTAAATCGAAAACAACGTAACTACCGATCTTATTTCCTGATTCTTTGTATATTCCTATATACCGCTTACATAGTCTTGCCTTATTTTCTCCCTGCACCCATGTAAGCCATATTTCAGCAGGGTCTTTTATGGTATCTGCAAGAAGTTTTATATACATTTCCCTGCCTGCCTTAAATACCTTATAACCACCTTTTATTCTGTCTTTAAAAAGTTCATCAGATATTACAACGGGTTCATTAATTGCATCCAGGTACACCATAGGCTTCCCGATCTCAGCCCCGAATTCTTTTAAAAACCGGTTTACATAGTCTGCTTCGCTCCATCCGCTTTTATCGTGGGCAGGCAGAAGCATGTCTTTTGTGAATGGCTTCGCCGGTAAATTCTCTATTGCTGCTTTGTTCATGGCCGATGCGCCGATTGTCTTGAAACCCCCGCCCGGCGCTGTCGGGTCATACGGCGACGGTGTGAAGGGTTTTGTCCAGGACTCTCCCGGATTGTAATTCCACCCCACATCGGTGGCAACTTCCCTTTTTGTCTTCGGGTCCGTGTAAACCGTTATCGGTTCCTTTCTCCCTGTTTTTATCGAGACAAGCTGCTCTTCGCTGTGAAGGTTCCCTTCCCCTTGAGAAACCTCAAGGTTTTTATTTTTCACATCATCGGCGGATAGCGCCCGAACGTCACACCGGCAGTTCCATCCGTTCGGAGGCCAGAAAGCCTTCCAGAAAGGGTCATCATAACGGAATACTTTGCCGTTCAACATTCTATGAGCAGGCCGTGTCTTTGCGTCAAGGATGGCCACATACTGAAAATACGGCCTGTCTTCAATATTCTCCATAAATGCTTTATATCGCCCCGTCATGTATGCCGTCTGAAGATTCGTTTGATAGATCGTGGCAAGCCTCCGGGTGCTCCCGAGTTGAACAACCTTTCCTCCCTCTCCATCTCCGACAAGTTTTTTCCCCCACCACCCTTTTGCCCTGAGCTTTGGCTCCAATTCCTTCTTAAACTGTTGAAAGGTTATGCCTCCATCGAGAGATTTTTGCACCATCTCTCGAATGTCCTTAAGCACATCGAGCCTCATGGCTTTTGCCACAGTGAACGCCTTGGTGTGAGCGTCTTGCCAGATATCGTGCCAATCCCAAGAAAAAGCATAACCCTTTGACCGAAAATACTTTATTGCGTCTTCCGGTTTCAGTCCTGTGGCGTACTTTAAAGACGGTTTTACGGCCATTTAATATCCTTCCGCAATCCAGGTTATATCTTTTGTGCCGCCACCTACGATTGTTACATTAATCCCTGTTTCATCAAAGCTTGTCACGTCGACCTGACCGCCTCCGACCGCTGCTACGCTCACCGCTTTAACTGCGTTGAAGGTTTTGTTGAATGTAATCTTGCCGGAATTGGTTATTGATTGCTTACCGCCATCCGATATGTCCGGCGCATCCAGTTGGTACCAGAGATCTGTGAGCAGATGTTCAACGGACGGATTTCTCGTATCGAAATATACCTTGAACTGCAGGTACCTTGCTTTGACAAATCCCCCGTAAACTTCTTTCCAGGACAGGGTGTCCTGAGAAATAAAGGCCCTGATCCGGATCACTCCAACCTCTCTATCGAAGTCGGAGACATATATGCCTTCAAACTCGGATACGGAGCCGTTAATGTCCGACGCATCATCATAAACATTATAGCTGCGGGTGCCGTCGTAACTCAAATATCCTTCATAGATTTTCCCTAAATCGATGACGGCGGAGGTGAAGGTACCCGGTTCGGCAAAGTCCATTGTGGAGAACCAGTTCACGAGGTAATCCATGTCCGATACGAGTTGATTCTCAAAAGCGTTGATGTAATTCTGTGTGTCGCAATCCCGTGCGCTTCCCACAGGGAGATTGATAGGGCTTCCGTGCGCCGAAGGGCGGCGTAATTGATCGGACGCGGTATAACATATTGTACCTTCATACGTTCCCGATGATAAATCGACAAAATCCTGAATAAGGTAGTTTTCCGTATATGTTCCTTCGATATCGACGGTCACGGCTGCCGGATTTACGCTTTTGTTTCCGAGAAAGTCAACGGCATACACATTGAATTCATATTGTCCGTTGCTTACCGGAAGGCTGATCGAGTTTGCTGTTGTCTCGATAACATCCTTCGGCGTGGCAGGATCGCCGACAACAATCCGGTAATGATGCAAGTCTACATCGGCGCATTCGTTCCATTGCAGGTGCAGAATTCTATCTGTTAATGTGTATCTCAGGCTGGCTATATCGGCAGGGGGCAGCTTTTGAATATTTGCGGTGTACTTCAATATTCTGTTTAGTGTTTGCGTGCCGTCATATCCGTATCCTTTTACATTGAAAAAATAGGTGATTCCATGCTGTCCATAAAAGACATAGGTGTTGCCGATATATTCCATATTGAATTCCAGGTCTCTGAATATCGTCATCGTGGTGTTTTCATCGACCTGGTAAGGCACATTGCCCTGTACTGCTACAACGAACTTTGCACAATTTTTTGAATCCCAACTAAAGATCATCTTGCTCAGAATGGCATTTCCAGATCGTTTCAATTCTTCTGTTACCCGGAGGTTCGATACGGAAGGGGCGGTGGACAATGCCGAATAATTGGGGGTGAGGAGAACATCCTGACCGGAATCTACGTTATAGATGGTTTCATTATACTCCAGGCACAGGAGAGTAAAATTCAAATCCATAGATGGTTTGATGGATAGAATTGAAAAGGGCTTCGTCACAATGTTCTGTTTGCCGAATGCGTATTCACAATATTTTTCTGGGAGGGAGCCGATTTCAAACGGAACGGTCACTTCTACCGAACGACCATCAGTCACCCCTGCAACTGTTCGTTGAATAATATCATCGCTTTTCAGTTTGATGCGGATAACGTAAATATATCCCTCTTCCATTTCAACATCCCGATCAAGATAGACATGGCTGTTATCAAGCCCTACATCTTCCAGCCTGCCTGAATAACCCCACTGTGGGATGTCATGGCTGATTTCAACAAGGTCTCCTACGGTTGCCTCGATCATCTGAATAGGGACAGTAATGGTGACGAAGTTGGTGAGTTCTTTGTTGCCGGAGAGCATGAAGAAACCGTCTCGCCATGCCTGAGATGAGCGTACAACGCCGATCATATCAAGATTCAAGGGTGTATGGTATGAATCCATCTGCGGATGAAACACTTGCAGGGTGTCCCTCTGGTATTCATTTTCCTTGTTGGTGAAATCTATTTTCAGTTCTCTGGGTCTTTCCTTTGCTGATGACCACCGTTCTTTAAAAGAGCTTTTTACCGTGCTGCCCATAGTAATCATGTGTTTTGGCGAGCGGGGCTTGTTAATGGCCAGGGTAAGCATCACTCCCTGCCAGAATGGGATAGCTCGGCAGGATTTGAATATTCTCAGGGATGTTTCCCAAAGACTCATACCGGCATCGAAGACTCCGTCAAACTCGTGCCGGTGCTCCGTTCCTCCCGTGCCGTCAGGCACCATCTCGTCGTTGCGGGATGCAAGCTCTCTGATCTTGGGTATGTCTATTTCCGTGGGGAGCATCTTGTCATACCGGATAATAGTGTTTTGATTATCAAGTACTGGCTGTGTGATAACATCGAAGCCCACCCATGCGGGGTTGTTGGTAAACTTTCTTTGCCGGGAAGACAAGCCGTAATCGGTGTCGATGATCGCACCATCGCACATGCAGGAAAAGCGCAATGACCCTGATAATTGATCGGTAGCTAAAGCCTTTATCCCTACGAGCACCATCCGTGGGTATTCAAAATCATCGGTATAAACTTCTCTCACAGCCGATACATACATGTCGTCTGCGTATCGGGAAGATGTTTGATCAACGGAGAGGTTGGAGATTCTTATTTCATACTTCCCGGAGCCTAAATTCATCTGTGATTTGTATGTCCTGCGAATCGCAGAGTTCTGGGCGGCAGATACGGTCACATAATCAACGATGTCCTCATGGTTTACCGTATAATAGGTTGTTTCCTGAATCCATCTGGCAGTTAAATAATAATCATAATTATTATAAATGTACTGTCCTTCGTAATATGAATAAGGGTTATCTCCGCCGTTTTGTACCTCGATCCAATATCCACTGCCGCCTTCGTACCACTGCCAGTAGCCCAGACTCCAATGGCCTGACTCCACCGGCACCTGCTCTGTCCATGCCACTGCCTTGTGCGTTATTGCAGTCCAGTCTGTATCTCCCTGCTTTTTTATTTCTATCCGGAGATCGACGCTCATAGCGTCAAGCCCTCCGGCGTTGTTGGCGTAATAAAGTCCGTAGGGGAAAGTTATATCAACTTCCAGCCCGTTGAAGTCGTTGCCGATTGTGACATAGGTATAGGGATTATCCTTTACAACCTTAACGGATAAAGGATATTCGGATTTTGTATCGTTAAAATTAGGGATAGGGTCTTGATCAAGGTTGCCGTACCGTGTATATATTTCTACGCCCTGGAGTTTTTCTGTGGGTTGGTCATTTATCTTAAAATCATACAGCCGGTTGACAGGCCCCATGCCGAGACAAATGAGAACGTTTAAATACTGCTTATCATTCACATTCTCTATATGCGAGGCGATGACGTTGCCGTACAGTTTGTGGGTGCCGAATACCCTGGGGATGGACGCTCCCGGCTGCTGGATGGTCTGCGGGTTCCATGAGTAGGCTTGTGTGGTGTCGAAGCCGCTGTGTACATCCATTGTAGGCAGATCGGGTGATTTTGCAAGGGCGGAAACGGCAAGGCCACCGAGGATGGAGACGGCCATGGAGGTAGCAATTGCTCCGGGCGCACCGGCTGCGAATGCTGCTCCAAACCATCCAAGCCCCGCAGGGCCCAATGCCCCCGCACTGATAGCAACCGCCACGATTGCAATGGCTATGCCTACAAACGTAGCAACATCATCGCCGGGTACCGGCACCAGCATAACCATGTCTCCCGGCATAGGGTACGTTGCATGAAGCTTGTCTTCAGGGATGGGATGTGTATTCAGCATTACCACAAAATCAATTTCTTTGGTGACTATTTCGGGAAGATGGCGGGTCTTTATTGCAAGGAGATTCAAACCCTTTTCATAAGGTATTTCTACGGTGCGGAGTGTATCGGAGTTGAAAGGGCTTTTGCATTCTTTGAGAGTTATGCTGCCCATCGGTAGAACCCCCTTATCCGGTGTCTCCAGGCAACGGCGTCCAGGCGGGACACGACAACCGATTTATCCCGCATGATGTGAATGAATGAGTTGCCGTCTTCGAGAACAACCCCTATATGCGTTTCATAAGGAGGCAGCACAGAGAATACCACAAAACAAAAAGCCTCCGGACGGTCTATTTTTTCAAATAGTTGCTTTCCCTGTGCCACCATCTGATGGATAAGGGACATTTCCACATCATCCCCATAGGCAAATTCCGGAAGGGCGATACCCCTGCGCTTCTGTATTTCCATGACGAGGCCGTAACAATCCATCCCGTTTTTATCTCTTCCGTGCCGTTTGAATGGTATGCCGAGGAGGTCTTTATAATCAAACAACTTTTATCCCCTTTTGAG